CTCTACAATGCATACGGGACATAAGACTTCTCATCAATCTTCAAGGGTTCTTATGACAGTTAATTCGGAGGGGTTTTAACTTCTTAATATGAATACAGAATTTTTATTTGTAGAAAAGTATCGTCCTCAAACAATTGAGGACACGATACTACCCGAAGGTATCAAAAATACATTCAGAGAGTTCGTTAAACAGGGTGAGATTCCTAATCTCATGTTATGTGGAAGTGCTGGTGTTGGTAAAACAACTATTGCAAAAGCACTTTGTAATGAAATGAATGCAGACTTTATTGTAATCAATGGGTCAGACGAAGGTCGATTGATTGATACCCTCAGAACTAAAATCAAAAACTTTGCATCTACAGTATCACTCAGTGGTGGTGCAAAGGTAGTCATTCTAGACGAAGCAGACTACATAAGTGCAGATAGTGTTCAACCTGCCTTGAGAAACTTCATAGAGGAGTTCTCTTCCAACTGTAGGTTTATCTTTACTTGTAATTACAAGAATAGGATTATAAAACCACTACATTCACGAACCACTGTTATAGATTTCAAAATGACACCAAGTGATAAACAACAACTTGCTGGTGTCTTCCTTCAAAGACTTAAAGAGATATGTGAAACAGAGAACATACAATTTGACGAGAAGGTACTTGTTGAACTTATACTTAAGTTCTTCCCCGATTTCAGAAGGTGTATCAATGAGGTACAACGTTATGGTGTTAGTGGTGTAATAGACACTGGTCTTATTGCAACACTCGCTGAAGAGAAACTAACACCTCTCATTGATATGATGAGAGATAAGAACTGGACTGGAATGAGAAAATGGGTTGCACAAAACTCAGACAATGATTTCGATTCCTTGTTCAGAAAGGTTTTCAATACACTTGAACAAAGACTAGAATCTTCTAGTATTCCAGCAAGTGTTTTGATTATTGCAGATTATCAATACAAATCTGCATTTGCAATGGATAGTGAAATCAATTTCGTTGCATGTCTAACAGAAATTATGTCGGAGTGTAAATTCAAAAATGGGTAAACTCAGACAATGGTTTAGGTCGTGGGTCGATAAACAAATCGAACAGTCTTTACAAAGAAAGGCAAACAAATTGTTTATGAAACACAAAGTTAAAACTGTAGATGGAGATAATACATGACACAATATGATGAGAGAGTCGAATATCAAAGAGACTTACTAACAGCTGAAGAGTGGGCAAAAACTATTAAATCAGTTCACGCACATTCACTTAATTCAATGTGGTACGATACAAGACCACAAGATACTGAAGATGGAAAAACTGTAATGGATACACAATACTTCAGTGGACTTATTAAACGAGAAACTCATGACGGACATACACTTTACTTTGGAGAAGAACTCAAAGGTGAAGAACTTGTATACGAATTCAGAAGAAATGTCTAAAAGAAATCCTTTTGATTTTGTAAAGTCGGTCTCTTACGACAAAAAAGACCTCATGGTTGATGAGGTCGAAGAGAAATCATATCAACCATTCCTAATAAATAAAGCACTATCTTATCACCAAGATTCTGTTTTTCTTACTAACGAAATGAATGTCAGACACGGAGTAGACAATCGTCTTCAATACGTGTTTTTCCTAAATACTCTTAGGAAAAGACAAAGGTTTTCCAAATGGAGTAAACCTTATGTTAGTAAAAAACTCGATATAATCAAAGATTATTATCAGATATCAACTAGAGAAGCAAAAGAATATGCAACACTACTATCTGATAAACAATATCGTGAATTGAAAAATAGAATGTTAACTGGTGGTAGAGATAATGGATAACCAAGAAGAAGTAGTAAAAGACCTAGTAGAGGTCACATTCCCCGAAAAAGACGATTTTTTAAAGATAAGAGAAACACTTAGTCGTATAGGTGTCGCCTCACGTAAAGACAAGGAACTATTCCAATCATGTCATATTTTACACAAACGTGGTAAGTATTATATCACTCATTTCAAAGAACTTTTCAAACTAGATGGTAAACCTTCTAACTTAGACGAGTCAGATATTGCAAGAAGGAACACTATAGTGTCTCTTTTAGAACAATGGAAACTAGTATCTGTAGTCAAAAAGACCCAAATAGAAGACCCAAAAGCACCTCTAAGTCAAATCAAAATCATTCCATTTCGTGAAAAATCAGACTGGAAATTAACAACAAAATACTCAATCGGTTCCTCAAATACCTAAATATATCTGTTATAAATAAATAACTAAATGGAGGAACTTATGCTAACAGCTATAGCAGAATTCATTATGGGTATTTGGAATATCTTAATGGTTATTCCAATCGTGATATCAATTTGTAGTGTTATCGTCGCATTGACACCAACACCAAAAGATGACAAGATATGGGCGAAGGTATACACATACCTAGAAGTCCTTGCACTTGCAATTGGCAAGGCAAAGGATAAAAATCCATTGTTAAAAAAATAAATAGAGGTAATTTATGGAAATTATAATTGGACTTATTGTAATCGTGGGATTAGTTTACTTTTTTCAAAAGAAAGAGGATAAGAAGTCAGTTGCAAAACCGACTTCTAAACCTAAAAAACCAAGTGTTGCAGAATTAAAGAAACTTACCAAGAATCAACTCATAGAAATGGCAGATAAGAAGAGTCTTAAAGTCAAAAAGAGTGGTTCAAAGGCTGCGGTTATAACAGAATTACGAGACCAGTTGTAAACTGAAACGTGATTAACAAAAAGGGGACTTCGTCCCCTTTTTTTATATAAATAAGGGTATGGATATATTTGCATTGATAAGTGAAGTGGGAGCTCCAATTGCTGGAAGTTTAGTTATGGGGTTCTTTATTTTCACTGTAATCAAGCAGATACTTGAGGGTGTCGTTGATTCTATCAAGACCTTAACCATGTTTTGTAAGAGTTTAGAGAATCGTGCAAGAACAATGTCTAACGAAATGATTAAGATAGACATGTTAGTGTCAAGTGCCTTAGAACTCAGACCCGATATAGAGAGAGTTGCACGTGCAGAGAACTTTATAGAAGACGGGAAACTTGATGTGAGAAGGGACTAGTGGAAAACGTAGCACAACTTATATCTGATTATGGATTTCCAATCGTAATGATGGTTGGACTTGGTTATTTCGTATATTACATATGGTGGTTTGTGGGTGAAAAACTGGAACCCGAAATCGAAAAACAACACTTTGCATTGATAAAAGTGATTGACCAAGTGCGAATGTTAGACCAAGACTTGATTCGTCTACAACAAAAAGTGGACGTAGTTCTTGAATATAAAGAGAACGCAAAGAAAAGAGGAAAGGCTATAACAGATGAAAAAACTGATAATAATAAGTAGTATTTGTTTTGCATTTACACTAAGTGCAGACGAAATAGTACACAAATTCAAAAGTCCAAGCTTCAGTGGTCTTGGACAAAGTTCACACTATCTTACTATCGAGAACCAAGAGAAATCTAGACGTGATAAGATAGCACAAGACATAGAAGACAGAATCGCAAAAGCAGAGAGAGAAGCAAACAACACTACGCTTGCAAAATTTTTAAGAAATGTCGAATCTAGAATCTATGCTCAAATCGCAAAACAGTTAGTAGAGAATATGTTCTCTAATGGAGAGGCTGCAAGTTTCGGAATATTCTCCATAGAAGGAAATACAGTCACATACGAAAAATTAGTCCTCGAAGACGGACAAGAAATCATAAGATTAACAATTGTAAGTGAGGACGGAACTGAAACTATTTTAGATATACCAGTTGCAACGGGAAGTTTCTAAATGAAACATTTAGGTTTATTAGGTCTATTGGTCTTGCTCGCTAGTGGGTGTGCAAGTGTGCCTTCTGTCAAGGACAGTTGCACTTCTACAGTTATGGAACGTGTAGGAACGTGTATTGAAAAGGCAGAAGTGGTAAATATACCTACTTACTTAGAATTAAGAGACCTACCACCTGCTGAAACAATGCCTATTGTTGCAGTATATGGGTTTTTAGATAAGACAGGACAGAGGAAGAGTAAAGACGGAATTGCATCTTTCTCAACTGCAGTAACCCAAGGTGCAGAATCATATTTGATTGATGCACTTAAAACTGCAAGTGGTGGAAACTGGTTTAGAGTTGTAGAACGAACAAATTTAGATGCACTCGTAAGAGAGAGACAAATCATACGAAGTGCAAGAGAAGACTTTGCAAATCAAGAAGGTAATGAAGATTCCCCAACAGGAATTCAACCTCTCTTATTTGCTGGTATCCTTCTTGACGGGGGGATAATTGGATATGATACCAACATTGAATCGGGAGGCCGAGGTGCAAGAACATTAGGCATCGGTGCTTCGAACTCTTATAGAAGAGATGTTGTAACTGTAAGTCTGAGAGGAATCTCTACACTTACGGGTGAAATATTACTTAATGTGCAAACTACTAAGACGATTTTATCGACTGGTGGGGGGTATGACGTATTCAAATTTATGGATATGGATACCCAATTAGTGGAAATAGAAGACGGAGTTGCAACTAACGAAGGAGTATCGAAAGCTACTCGTTCTGCAATTGAACTTGCAGTCTTAGAACTTATAAAACAAGGTGACAAAAGGGGATTTTGGAAGATAAATTGGCCGATAACTGATGCAAAAATAGAGCAAGAAGTGTCGGACTTTTTAGATGAAAATGAAATCGTCTTAGTTACAGAGGATAAAGAAAATGAAGAATAAACTTCTTTTATTATGTTTATCATTAGGATTAACTGGATTCGTGTTTGCTGGTGCAGACGATAACGAAGTATGGATTCAACAGTCAGGTGACAATTTAACGTTGAACATAACTCAGAAGGGTTATGGAAACAAATTAGGTGGAGACGATTTTTCGGGTTCATCTATAGATATGATTTTGACTGGTGCAACCAACAGTTTAACATTATTACAAGATGGAGACTCTAACAAATTGTACGGGCCTTTCATTGCAGATAGTTCAACAGTAAACTTAACTTTTACTGGTGATTCAAATGTTATGGATTGGAACGTAGGATATAGTGGAAGTGCTGATAACACAAACATGTTAGGAACAATTACAGGTTCATCGAACACATTCGATATTGATGTCGGATACGATGCTTCTGCAGAATATCTTAACTGGGATTTAACATTAAATGGGTCTTCAAACGTATTCACTACAAAAGTAGATAGTGATAACGCAGTTTGGAATTGGACTATTACTGGTTCTTCAAATGACGTTAACACTAACCAATCAGACGCAACTGATAATAGTATTACTGCAGTTTTAACTGGTTCTACAAATGATATCGACATCATTCAAAAGAGTGGTTCAGATAGTGGTTGTCCAAGTGGTCAATCATGTAGTGGTATTATTGATGTATCTTTCGTGACTTCTAATGCGAATATTGATATCGTTCAGAAAGATTCTAACGATTAACGTTTTACTAATTGGTTCACTTGCTTATGGTGAACCGATTGGTGAAATAGTTGAATACAAGGGATACGCAGGTCTTCAAAGGGACGGAGAGAATTCCGTTGTCCTTGCAGATAGTGAACCCTCAGTGTTGATGTATGATACAGCACAAACACAAAATGGGAGAATGAAGATTGAGTTCATAGGTGAAGAAGAACTGGACTTAACTGAACACTCCAAGGTTTGGATTGACGAGGTCTATTATGACCCCGACCCTTCTAAATCGAAAATGACAATCCGAATGGCACAAGGGACAGCTAGATTTGCCTCGGGTTTTGGTGGTAAGATAAAGAAAAGTAATATTAAAGTGTCAACACCTACAGCACAAATTGCTGTGGTTGGAACAGATTTCACTACAAGTATAGATGAAATCGGAAGGTCACTTGTTATACTTTTGCCTGATAAATGGGGAAATCCCTCGGGTAAAATAATAGTGAGTAATGCTGGTGGAAGTGTTACATTGGAAGAAGCTTATCAAGCAACTATGGTATCCACCTTTGACGATTCACCGACTAAACCAGTGAAAGTCAATGGGATTACTGTAGGTATGATTGATAATATGTTTATTGTTAATCCACCTGATGAAGTTGAGAATCAAATTGCAGAGGAACAACAAACAGAAAATGATAGTAGCAACATTCTTGACGTAGACTTCCTAGAGTTTAATGACTTAGAAGAGGATTACTTTGAGGAAGACGAACTAGAATATACAGAACTCGATAGAGATTTATTAGATATCGATTTCTTACAAGATTTACTAGATGTGGTTTTAGAGATTGACCGAAAGGTTGGTATTGATGTAGAGAAAAAGGCAGACGCCTTTTCAGTTGCAAGAATAGAAGGAACTGCATTTGGGTTTGATAAAGACACTCAATACAATACAATTGTTGATAAGGGTCTTGGTCAAATTTGGTTCTACAGGGAAGTTAATGGAATCATATCCATTAAAATACCAATCTATGCACAAGCAACGATTAGAACTGAAACAGACGAAAAAGGTTCACTAATTAAGGTGGGTGATGGTTCGTCTATAAATATTTCCATTACACAAACAAACTAGGAGAAAATATATGAATAAGATGTTAGAGAAACTCCGTGACTGGCACGAAATCCAAATTGACGGATTTCAAAAAGCATTATTACTGGACAACTACCACATGATGTGGTTATCATTCGGTAAGGGAGTAATATTTACATTATTATTTTTATGGATTATCTAGAATGAATAAAGTTTTATTATTAGTTTTATTGACACCTCTTGCGTGGGCTGGGGACAACCATGTCCACGTTGAGCAGGTGGGTAGTGGAGACGTTGACCTTGACATAGTCCAAAAGGGATATGATAACGAAGTCAAGTTTTCATTTGCACACGGAGGAAACGTGTTCAATATTGCACAAAACGGAAACGGAAATTCTGTTTCTTGGGTCTCATATTGGGGGCCTGGAAAATCATGGGGTGGTGACGTAGACGGGACTAACAATACTGAAAACATTGAACAACACGATGGTGCAACATATGGTAGACACATATGGGGTAATAGTAATACAGTAGACCTATATCAAAATGGAAGTCACACCCATAACTTAGACATACACTCACATTCAGTAGACCACGAAATACACCAATCGGGTAGTGGTTCACACTATGCACATACCTATTTCTATGGAACTGCAACTGGTTCAGATACAACAATTACACAACAAGGTTCGGGAAACCATAATGCACAAATCACTTTACAGGGTGCATATCCAACAACATTGAATCTAACCCAAACAGGAAGTACAAACAAATCATATTCACTTACACAAAATTGTGCAACAACAAGTGGGTGTAGTATATCGGTAACACAACAATGACACAAGTAGAATGTCCTAAAGAGTATTACGAATGTCTCACTGAAGAAGAGTATGACGACATATTAGACCTCTTCGAAGAGAATGATATTATAATGCCTGAATCAATGGGTGATGCAGAAGCAGCTGCAAATTTCGTATGGCAGGTTCTATTCCTAACACCTATCGAATTAGTTTATATCGGAGTCACAATGACAGTTCTTGCAACATATGGATTATCAATATACTATATGTTCAAAAGAATACAAAAGAAATTTAGTTAATGTATAGTTGGAAAACAGTCCTAATCACTATAGGTGCATTAGTAGGACTTAAAATTTGGTCACCTTATCTAGTAGAAAATATCACTTGGTCTTACTTTGATATTCTTCATCAGAGTAAGGAAAAAGTTCAGACGGAGAACATCGTCTTAGTCGACATAGACGAAAAATCACTTGAAGTGTTCGGACAGTATCCGATAAAACGTAGTATCTATAGGGATTTACTCCTTGACACTCATTACACTAATACACATGTTTTCACTATGTTGTTCAATCAACCTGATAGACAATCAGGAGAAGATGAGATTTTTGCAGAAGGATTGATAAACAGATTAACAATTCTATCAGCTGCACCGACCATACAAAAGGACACTGGTTCTGCACCATTCGTAGGTAACTCCACATTCGGTGGAGGTGAAGCAAAAGATTGGTTATGGAACTTTTCGGGAATATCAAGTCCTATCAGGATTCTTCAGGACAATACTTATGGAGTTGGAGTTACAGTTGCAACACCTAGTGTTTCGGGTACTGCAAACTTTGACGGGACAACAAGGTCAATACCACTAATCGTCACTGCAAACGACCAAGTGTATCCTTCTCTTGCACTAGAGACATTACGTGCATTATCAGACCAACCTTCATATCAAACTAGAATTACAGAGATAGGTGTTGAATGGTTACGAATGGGTAGGGACAAACCTATTACCACCACTCCAACGAGTGATGTAATGGTAACCTATTGGAACGAATTCCAACGGGTCTCTGCAGTAGACTTACCTAAGTTAAATCTTAATAATAAGATTCTTGTTTGGGGGTTAACTGCTGAGGGATTGAATAATCCAGTTTCAACTCCAGTGGGTACAATGTATCCCCACGAAGTTCAAGCAAACCATATCCAAACCGCCTTGTCAGGAGTTCAAATACAACAATCCTACTATCTTGAACAACTCGAGATTGTTCTTCTTCTGTTAGTTCTTGTATTGATATTGGTGATGGTTTACAAACTTCCCACAATTCTTTCGGGGGTATTGAGTCTAGGATTTGTAGGACTTCAGGTGGGTGGGAGCTATTATATTTGGACTTCAGAACTCGTTCTTTTCGATACCTTCTTTTCATCGATTGCCTCCATGATTGTTTTTGGTCATGCCTCTTTCAATCAATACTATACAACATACAAACTCAAAGAAGAAATTAAGAAGCAGTTCCAAAAGTATTTATCTCCCGACATGGTTGACCAACTTGCAGAAAACCCCGAATTATTGAAATTAGGAGGGGACAGAAAAGAACTTACATTCATGTTCATGGACATATGTGGATTCACCCCCATAAGCGAACACTATATGAAACAGGACGACCCCGAAGGATTAGTAGAACTTATCAACAGATTTCTTGACATGCAAACAAAAATAATACTAAATAATAATGGAACTATCGACAAATATATGGGCGACTGTATTATGAGTTTTTGGAATGCACCTTTAGATTGTCCCGACCATGCCGAGATGGCAGTCAAGTCTGCAGAAGAAATACTAATTGCTACCAAGGAACTCAATGAAGAACTCAAACCGCTTAATCTTCCACCCATTAACGTGGGTATTGGGATTAACACTGGTGAGTGCATCGTTGGAAACATGGGGAGCGAACTTAGATTTGACTATTCCGTCATTGGAGATGCCGTCAACCTTGGTGCTAGACTCGAAGGACAAACGAGAAATTATGATGGGGTGGACGTGTTGTTGGGACAAGAAACATATCTCCAGTGTCCAAACAGAACATTCACTAGAGTCGACTCTATTACAGTTAAAGGAAAATCAGAACCAGTCGTGGTTTACACTATCTGAACCAGTTAGTAGTTTTCAGTGGACTACATTTATAACACTTCAACTTCTTGATATGTATTCCACATATCGTGGTCTTCAATATGATTGTGTTCAAGAAACAAATCCTCTTTTTGGGGAAAGGCCATCAGTGTCAAAAATGTTTTTTGTTAAAGCAGCTGTTCTCTATCCAATAATGACTACTGAAATACAACAACCAGTAATGAATCGACAAGACA